CGCCATCACAGGCATGTCCTGATTGATGATGAACGAATTCCCGAGCAGCAGGTCCGGCTGGCCGATCTGGACGTTCGGCTGCCAGAGGGGGTGGCCCTGGCTGTCCTTGAGCTTCTTGATCGCCAGAAGCGTGGTGTCGTGGAACATCCACTGCGCGCCGTTACGGTACGCAGGATCGACCGAGTGCTGCAGCCCGACGAGATCGTCGTAGATGAGCGACGTCGTCTCGCCGTTGGCGCCAGTCACGCCCAGGGTGGCCTGAGGGAGCACGCCGAACGGCTGTGTTGTTCCGGTACCGACGGTGAAGTGCGTGTTCTGGATGCGCCCGAGCCGCTCGGTCAGACGCTGCGCCAGATACGCGTTCAGGTCGAACGCGGTGTCCTGCAGGAGCTGCAGCGGTACCAGGATCGACTTGCTGGAGTACATGAACGCGCCGATGTTGACGACGCCGAACGCGACGTCCTGCTCCGTGACCTGAGTGTTTTCACCCAGGATCGCGCCGGTGTTGCCGGTGTCGTTCTCTGTCGGCATCGGCAGTGTGGCGCCGGTCTCGGTCGAGATCACGGTCGACGCCTGGCGCATCCCGCCAAACGCCTTCATGGCTGTCTCGAGCTGGTCGTAGAATGCGGGCGCGACGGTATAACCACCGGCCGTGTTCGTGCCGACGCTCTGAGCGCGACGCTCCATCATGACCTGACGGTGCTCCGGCGTGAGATCCGAGAATCCGTTGCGCAGGTAGCTGTCGAACGCGCGGTTCTCAGCTTCCTTGCGAGCTGCGCGGACGGCGTCGAGTTCTTTGGTTGCAGTCTCACGGTCGCCACCTTCGCGATCTTCCTTGGCCGCCTTGGTGCCGCGGCTCTCGTTCATTTCGCGCTCGACAGCCTCATGGCGCTCGATGCGCTCCACCTGACCGCGCAACTCCTCGATCTCGGTGTGGAACTTGTCGAAATTGACGGTCTCTTCGGCCGTCAGCTCGCGCTTCTCTTTGTCAGCGAGGTCGATGATCGCCTGCGCCTGTGTCGCCAGATTCGCGCGCTTCTCGCGCAATTCCTTTGCCTTCAACATCGCTACGTCTCCCGGTTGGTGGTGTGGGAGGCCGCTGCGGTGTGAAGCACAAAAGCGCGCGCTACCCGACACCGTGATGGAAATCACGATTGATTCGGATAGCAGCGCGCCCGGTATGAACCAGCGAGACAGCTATGTCAATCCTTCCGCTTCGCCCCGTTGAACGTGACGACCTCGGAAGGTCCGACCTTCGATTGTACGCCTAGTGTACGCGCGCGGCGAATTGCGCGCAAGCCCTGAGTTTCAGATTCGCTATCGATTCATTGCATCGAACAACTTCTGCCGACGCCGGCGGATGTCGCGCTGGACCGTTGCCGGCAGCGCCGGCACGACCTCGTGGAGTTTCTTCCACGCGTCCATCGACCGCACCGCGACGTCCGTCTCGGGGTAGGCCGGATAGGTGACGACCGACACGTCGTAGAGTTCGGCGACCTCGCTTATCGTCCGCGTCACCTCGTCGTCGGTGATCAGCCATTCGTCGCCGTTCTGCGCGACGCGGAAACCAAACGACATCTGATCGATGTCGCCCCGTTCGACGGAAACGAGTAAGTCACGCACCCATCCGATGTCGGGCGGTGTCACCTCCATTGCGAGCCCGCGTTTGTCTTCCGAGACGTCGAGCGTTCCGGCCTTGTTGCGGCCGAGCACGTAATTCGGATCGTGATTAAAGAGCGCCCGAATGTCAGACTTGGGGATGGCGTTCCGGAAGGCTCCGGGCGAAATCACTTCCGTGAATCCGCCCAGGTCGTCGGATGCGGAATTGAAGAGTGCGGCATAGCCCGCGAGCTTCGGCGGCGACTTGTCGGCTGCAGCACGAAGCTCGAGGCTCGGCGCTCTGATCACGCGGCGTTCAATGGTTGGCGTCATGCTGCGATCCTCTTTTTTGCGGAAGTGGGGAAATACGACTCAAGGCGCCGAAATACGTCGCCCATTGCTTCGGCTGGCGGCGAGCCCGCGCGGAGTGCGGCCATGTGACGCTCGGCGTGCTGCGCGGCCATGCGGTCGGCTGCAGCTGCCCTCATGGCCTCCGTCACGGTCGGTGCTGCGAGTGCCACAAGCGCACACATGGCCGGCGCAAACATTCGAGCGACTGTCCCCTCGTGATCCTGATCCAGCGCGTCGACGAAAGTGACGCCCCGTTTCTCTGCGCGCTCGCGCGCAACAGCCTCGCGTCGCGCTACTCGCTCGGCAGCGTCGGCGAACACCGGGGCGAGCGCCATGCGCCACAGTGCGACGGGCCGGCTTCGCTCGCTTTCTTCGTCGGCGTCGTCAGATACGGGCTCACCAGTGTCGTCTTCGGTCGCCTCGTCCGCCGGCGTCTCGCCTGCCTCGTCGCCGCGTGCTACCTGATCGGCCGGCACCATGTTGAGCGGTACGAGATAGACCTCGCCCTCTTCGCCCGGGAGCGGGTTCATATCCTCGAGCTCGCGTATGTCGTTGGCCGAGAGCCATCCGCCGTTCCGGCCCACTGCATACGCTGCGTAGCGTGAAGCGGTGTCACCACGAAGCAGCGAGTCCATCAAGAATTTCGTGAAATATTGGCCCTGCGCCTGCTCGCTAAAGAGTTCGAAGTTGAGCGCCTGCTCCCAGCGCACGGCCCACGGGCGGATCGAGTGCGTCACGAATTCGATGGACTGCTGCTCGATGTTCGAGAAAGTCGCCTTGTCGAGCTGGGCGATCATGTGCGGCGGAACGCGAAAGATCCGGCAGATCTCGGTCACCTGAAAGTTGCGCGTCTCCAGAAACTGCGCATCGTCGGGATCAATCTGCGTTTTCTGCCACGTGAGGCCTTCTTCCAGGATGGCGACGCGATGGGCGTTCGATAGGCCCCCTTGCGCCTGCTCCCACGCTGCCTTGAGGCGTGTACGGGCCTCGTTGGAGAGCTTCTGACCGGGTGCCATTGTGAGCAATCCGCCCGGTCTCGAGCCGTTACCGAAGAAGCGCGCGCCGAATTCCTCGGCCGCCATGCCGACCGAAAGCGTTTGTTTCATCAACCCGATCGGCGAATATCCGACCAATCCGTCGTATCCGAAGCCGGGGATGTGAAGCATGTCGCCCGATTTGAGAATGACATTCGATCCGTCGGGCAGGTTGACCATGAATTGCTTCGCACCGTTCACGCGCCTCACCGCCACGCGGTCCGGCGTGATCGGCCAGAGTGCTATCGGCTGGCCGCGTCCGTTCCACTCGATCTCGGCGTATGCGTTGCCCGTGAGCCCGACGTGGCCCTGCAAAGTTTCGATGAACTGAAGCGGCGTCATCTCTGGATTCGGCCGGTTGTGCAGGAGCTGGTAAACCGGGTGCTGCAAGGCTCGCTGCTTCCCGCGCGGGAGTCGCTCGTAGACGACGCAAGGAAGTGAGGCGAGCGACTCGGCGAGTATCCGGACACAGGCGTACACGGCCGACAAGGTCATCGCCTTGCCGTTCGTCACCGTGATGCCGGTGGTGGACGGACCGATCCCCAGCGCCTCGAGCAGGGCCGGCGTCGGATTGGAGAGCGGGATCGACGGATTCTCGAGCGACTGACCGCGCGCTTCCCGGAGCTGCGTGCTTTGCAGATTCGCGATGTTGAGTCTCAGCATGGCTCGCGCGTTATAGGGTCATGAGATCTTGCGTCTCGTAGATGCTTTCGCTTGCGATCGGCCCGGCGAGGGCGCGTCCGAGCGCCATGATCAAGGCGACCACACCATCGATCTTGTTTTCGGGTCGCTCTTTCCGGGGATAGATGTTGTCCTTGACGTCGGTGTGGCAGACGACGTTTGACGCCATCCACGCCAAGACGGGATCGCCGTCGTGGTGAAAGCGCCCCGACAGCACGAGCGCCTCCAACTGCTTCATCGGCTCCGAGAAATTGAGGACCGTCGGCCGCATCTCGACCATCGGAAACCCCTTCGCCATCATGCGCGTCGAGAACTCCGTCGCCTGAAATGGATCGAACGCCACCTCTTTCACTTCGTGGTGACCGCCCAAATCGTCCAGCTCGTCCTCGATCATCTCGAAGTCGATGACGTTCCCTTCGGTCGTCTGCAGGTGGCCGCCGCGCACCCAGCCGTCGTACTGACTGTTGCGCGACTCCTCGATCGCCGATTCCGGCAGATACGAGCGCAAAAACGCGTAGTAGTGCGTCTTTTCCTCGATTTCGCGCGTGAATAGCTGGATCCGGGCCGCGATGTCGATCTTGCTCGCGAAGTCGTATCCGAGGATGCACGGCTCGCCTTCGAACTGACCGGGCTCGAGCGACTTGTCGCCACAGGCTTCCCACGCGCGCATGTCCATCCACGCGACGTCGGACGAAACCCAGACGTCGAGCCGCTTGGTCAGGAAGTTGTTGAGAGCGGGCGGCATCTCGGCCGCCTTCCGTGCCAAGCGCGCCATGTCGTCCGGGAAAACAGAGATACCGTAATTCGGGTTGGCCTTGGCCCAGATCGCGGGATCGAACGGGTCGTCGCCGTCGTCCGTCGTGTAGATGATGCCGAAGTACGTCTCGTCGGCCGCTACCATGTCGAGCAGCTTGGTGACGTAGGTTCGCTGCTCGTAGCACACGCCGGCGCGGTTCGATCCTGCAGTCGTGATCGAGAGCAAGAGCGACTGCGTGCGTGCGCCGGTCGCCGTTTCGAGCACGTCGTAAACTGCTCGCGTCTTGTGCGCGTGAAGCTCATCGACCGCGGCGAAGTGGATGTTCAATCCGTCCAGTGAGTTGCCCTCGGCCGAGAGCGCTTCGCACTTGGACGACGTCCGGAGCACGTTCAGGTTATGGGCGCCTACGGCAAGCCCGAAGTGATCGCGGAGCTTGGGACTCTTCCGCGCCATCTGCTGCGCGGCGTCGAACACGATCTTGGCCTGATCGCGCGTCGTGGCGGCGGAATAGCACTCGGCGCCAGGCTCGCCGTCTGCGGTCAGCATGTAGAGCGTGATGGCGGCCGCGAACAGCGACTTGCCGTTCTTGCGCGGAACCTCGATGTACGCGGTACGGAAACGCCGGAGACCGGTCTCGCGGTCTACCCAGCCGAAGATCGCGGTGACGATGAAGACCTGCCACGGCTCCAGCTTTATGAGCTCGTTCGCCCATTTGCCCTTGTAGTGCGGCAGGAGCTCGATGAACCGACAAACCTTGATCGCCTTCGCGGCGTCGAAGCGATACGGGAAATCGTCGCCGTCGACGGCCTCCAGGTCGCGGAGGTGCCGGTGGCATGCGGCCTTCGTCCACTTGCAGGCGAGGATCCGCCCTTCGACAACGTCGCGCGCGTAGTCGTTGGCGATCTGGATGTAGTCTCGTGCGGCCTTGCTCGCCGCCTTGCTCGTGATCTTACTCACGCTGTCGCCCCGAGATCGGCGAACGGATTCGCCTCGGGCTTGTCGTTCGGCACCCGGTCGACCTTGGTACGCGACGACGGGGTGAGCCCGAACTCGCGCAGCATGACGGCGATTCGGCGCCATGCGTCGGACGCGATCGCAACCTCCGGCCGCGTCCTGGTCATCGTGCCGTGCTTGCTCACAGTCTCGTAGGTCGCGCCGTCACGGATCACCACGTCGCGTGCGTCCCTCCACTCGGCGTATGCATCACAGAGCAGCTCGAGCGCAGTGCCGTCGGCGACGGTGAGCACGCCCATCCGCTCCAGCTCCGGGCCAATCGACTTCCACGCCCGCCGCGCGCGGGTCGACAACTTCCCGGGCATCTTGGGAATGCCCGCTGCCGGTCGAGGCTCGGTCGCCGGGAGCGCCCGCTTGCCCGGATTGCCGCGCACGATCTTGATGTGCGTCGGCACCGGCTTTCTGCCGGCCATTATTCAGCCGCCGAAAAACGAATTTCCATTTCGCGGTCGCACGAAGTCGTGTGGGCGCACGGTCCGGACGGCGAATCGCCTAGAGATTTGACCCGCCCTCCCCCTCGCTGATGGCGCTCAGCGTCGCGCATTGCCCCATCCACCGTCTTCACGCGCTGTCTTGGAGTCGTGACATGGCTTGCACTGCGGCTGCCAGTTGGCGCGATCCCAGAACAGCACGCGATCGCCCTTGTGAGGGACGATGTGGTCGACGATGGTGGCAGCTGTGGTGCGTCCAGCGCGTTCGCAGGTGGCGCAGAGCGGGTGCGCCGCGAGGAAGTGTTTCCGTGCTTTATCCCAACGGTTGTCGTAGCCCCGATCCCGAGCAGATGGACGGGCCGCGTCGGCTGTACGCCGAGCAGC